CGAAGGGGAGGGCCTCGTACAACGCGGCCAATCCCGGAAAGCCCGGCTTGAAAGCGCCGCAGCCAGAAGGCGGCCCTCGGAGAGACAGCTTCTGCGCGCGTATGAAGGGTATGAAGAAGAAACTGACTTCGGAGAAGACAGCGAAAGACCCTAATTCTCGCATTAACAAAAGCCTGCGGGCATGGAAATGCTAAGGAGCATTGCTTTGGAAATTGATAAAGAACAGTGGCGCTTCAAAAAAGAGATTAGTCTCGCTGATATTTTCAGTCTGAGCGCAGCAGCAGCTGCGGTTTTCTATGCTTACACAACCTTGGATAAACGCCTTGCAATTGTTGAGGCAGAGCGCACCGCCGAGAAAATAGCTCTTTCAGCGTTCCAGAACCGTATGGATGCTCGTCTGGATAAGATGGACGAGAAGCTGGATCGCATCATTCAACGGCAACAAAAGTAGGAGTCGCCATGGCTGAACAACAAAAACTTACCCTCGCACAGCAAGAAGCGTTGGATAGAGAGCGTGACCGGCGAATTCGTGCAGAGGAGGAGCGGCGCGGTGGTGCCCCAACGCCACAGCGCCCTGTGAATACCCCTAAGCCTGATCGCGGTGCCAATTATAAAAAAGGCGGCTCTGTAAAATTCTCCGCATCTCTCCGTGCTGATGGCGTTGCCGTTAAAGGAAAGACGAAAGGACGATTTGTATGAAAAAAAGCATGAAGATGAAGCGGTATCAGGAGGGCGATCTGGTTGACGAGGATAGCCCCGAGTCCCAAAAGGTTTACCGGGCAGACCTGACCGAGCTTTCCGATGAAGAGCGTATGCCGCGTGGCGCAATTTCTGTCGCCCGCAAAGCCGCCCAGACTGGCGTTGCCCGAGCTAAGGCACTTGAGGCTCGTGGTGCCGCAGATACCAGTCAATCGCCATCAATGACGGAATCGCCGTCTAACGCCATTTTTGGCTCTGGAGCCGCATTTGACCGCAGGAAGCTGACGGGGGCTGGATCGTATTCCCGCCTTGATGAGGACGCCCGATCTGGCAAAAAGGCTCGCCCGATGACTGATCGTGAGCGACAGGCAATGGAAGCCGCAGGGCTTGCTGCGACTATGATCCCGGCTGGCCGTGTGGCTAAAGGTGTTTACGAGGTAGGCAAGGCAGCAGATACGGCTCGTCGCATGGGTAATGCCGTCAAGGCTTACGATGCCGAGAAAGCTGCGGCAGCTGGCGAGCGAGCAGCCAAACTGGCGGATATTGAAAAGAAATCCGCAGAGGCAAAACGCGCCCGTGATATTAGCCGCGCCCGCGAAGATATGTTTGGTAGCCAAGAGGCGGCAAAAGATGCTGCCAAGCGAGGACTTATGCGCCGTGGCGGCAGCGTAAAACGCTACTCTTCGGGTGGCTCAGTATCGGCTTCACGCCGTGCTGATGGCATTGCCACAAAAGGCAAGACAAAAGGACGGTTCATATGAACGAAAAAACTAAAGATATGCTGGCCGCACTCAGTCCTGCTTATGGCATCGCCACTGGGCGCGGTATGTTCGGCAAGATGGCCGATAAGGGCTTCCTCGGAATTGGTGCTAGGGCATTGGCAAATAGTGGCCAACAAAGAGAGGAAGAAAAGGTTAGGCAGCAACAACTCATGCAGCAGGGTATTGCTGCTGCTCCTGCGGTTCAGGCGGCAACAGCGCAGCCCATGGCAAAGATGAAAGGTGGCGGTAAGGTTTCCTCCGCATCCAAGCGAGCAGATGGTTGTGTCTCAAAAGGAAAAACTAAAGGCAGGATGATTTGATGCCAGCCGTATCGGATAAGCAGAAACACTTTATGCAGGCGGTGGCCCATAACAAGGGGTTTGCCAAGAAGGTCGGTGTCCCGCAATCTGTGGGGCGTGAGTTTTCTAAATCAGGAGGTGGTCAAGTGAAAGAATCAAAAGGAATGATGAAGAAGGAAATCGCGTTCATGCAGAAAAAGGGCGCTCCCAAGTCAATGATTAAGCACGAAAAAGCCGAGGCCAAGGGAATGAATTTCTCCAAGGGTGGCGGCGTGTTCCGCAAGGCTGCTGACGGTGTTGCCCAGCGCGGCAAGACCAAAGGCAAAATGATGCGCAAGGGCGGCAAGGTTTGCTGACATGATGCTCTCCCGTGGCATGGGTGCTATCAATCCCAAAAAAGTTCGTTCCATCAAGAAACGGGACGGCGACGAGCCGGTCAAGCTGTTTAAACGTGGTGGAGAGAGCAAGGTGAATGAGGCTGGCAACTACACCAAGCCCGGGATGCGTGAATCATTGTTTAAACAGATCAAGTCTCAGGCGGTTCAAGGCACCGCAGCAGGACAATGGAGCGCCCGTAAGGCGCAGTTACTGGCTAAACGCTACAAAGAGAAAGGTGGAGGCTATCGTGGTTGAGAAAAAAATCATCAAACACATGGAAATTTGCGCCATTCATGATGAAGGCCCTTGCACTTGCGGGACGGATGAAATATTGGAAGAGCTGGCCTTGGAAGAGGCCGGGCTGGATGAAGAGGACTTTCAGTGAAAGCTCCGCAGCAAAGCCTAAAGGCGTGGACGCAGCAAAAATGGCGCACCAAGTCTGGTAAGCCCTCCAGCAAGACTGGGGAGAGATACCTGCCTGAGGCCGCCATCAAGTCCTTGACCCCAGCTGAATATGCCGCCACAACCCGCGCCAAACGCGCAGGAAAGGCCGTAGGCAAGCAGTTTGTGCCTCAGCCACCCAAGATCGCCAAGAAGGTCGCTAGACACCGTAGAATCGGCTAAGAGGGCAGTAAATGACCACATCCGGAACCGTAGCATTCAACCTTGACCTCAACGAGATCATCGAGGAGGCTTTTGAGCGTTGCGGGAAAGAGCTGCGTTCTGGCTATGATTTCCGCACCGCCCGGAGGTCTCTGAACCTCCTGACCATTGAGTGGGCGAACAGGGGTATAAATTTCTGGACTATCGAGGAAGGCTCGTTCCCCATGGTAACGGGGCAGGCTGATTACGATCTTCCTGTAGATACCATTGATTTGGTTGAGCATGTAATTAGAACCGGAACCGGTCAAAACCAGCAAGACCTGACCATTACCCGGATAAGCATGCCAACCTACGCTTCGATCCCGAACAAGAATTCCCAAGGCCGGCCAATTCAGGTGTGGGTGGATCGGCAATCTGGCGCGACATATCCGTCAGGTGGACGGCCTGAAGGAACAGACCCAGCCACAGGAATTGATTATCCCAAAGTCCATGTCTGGCCAACGCCGAATAGCCCGGGTAGCCAATACACGTTCGTTTACTGGCGCTTGCGCCGGATGCAGGACGCAGGAACCGGCGTAAAAACGCAGGATATTCCGTTCCGCTGGATTCCATGCTTGGTTTCAGGGTTGGCATATTATCTATCCCTGAAGCTGCCAGAGGCTGCTGGGCGATCTGCCGGACTGAAGATGGAATATGAAGAACAGTATAAATATGCGGCCGAAGAGGATCGTGACAAGTCGGCTATCAGATTCGTTCCGCGTCGGATGTTTATTGGATAATGGGAAACAGATTTGCATCAGCCAAAAACTCGATCGCCATATGCGATCGATGCGGTTTTCAGTACAAACTGAAAGAGCTGAAAGAACTGATTATCAAGACCAAGAAAGTCAATATCTTGGTCTGCCCGGAGTGCTGGGAGCCGGATCAGCCGCAGTTGCAGTTGGGTATGTATCCGATATATGACCCTCAGGCTGTTCGCAATCCAAGAAAGGATACCAGCTACATTACCTCCGGCAACAGCGGGCTCTTGCTGTCACCTACCGATGTCGGGACACCAGAGGGCGGTAGCCGTATAATCGAGTGGGGCTGGGCTCCTGTAGGCGGGGCTAGGGCAAATGACGACGGTTTGACCCCGAATGTGCTGGAGCCAATTATCTCATTGGGCACGGTTACCGTGGCCGTAACTTAGGAGTGACACATGGACGCGAAGAAAGCTGTCAGGAAGCACGAGCAACGGATGCACCCGGGCCAGAAGCCGACCTTCAAAAAGGGCGGGCCGACTTCTATGGATATGAAGAAAGTGGGCCGTAATATGGCTCGCGTCAACAACCAGAGGAGCAAGTAATGGAAAAGATCAAACCCGTAAAGGTTGATCCTGTTGGTCTTGCCAATAATCGTGCAACTATTAACAACCTGCGCATGTCCGTTGGCAATATCAGCAGCAAGGATTATCCAGAGCCGAAAACCTCCGGTATCAAGGTTCGCGGCGGTAAAGCTCAGACAAAGGGCAAAATGGCACGAGGCCCCATGGCTTGAGGTGATTGATGAACTACTCGACGCTTTTCACAACGATCAAGGGATACCTTGAAAATGACTTCCCAAATACCGTCTTTACTGACAGTGCCGGGGCGTCAACTACGCTCACCAGCGCCGAGCAGATCAACACCTTCATTACTCAGGCCGAACAGCGAATCTACAACACCGTCCTGTTCCCGGCCCTCCGGCGTAATGTTACCGGCGTTACTTCGACCAACAACAAATACCTGAACTGCCCGAACGATTTTC